GAATATAATTGCGTTGTGCTTATACCATTCGAATATAAATTTGTTGTGCTAATACCATTCGAGTATAAATTTGTTGTTGTAATACCATTTGAATATAATTGCGTTGTACTAATACCATTGGCATATAAATTTGTTGTTGTTAGACCACTGGTGTATAAGTTAGTTGTTGTAATACCATTTGAATATAATTGCGTTGTGCTAATACCATTCGAATATAAATTTGTTGTGCTAATACCATTCGAGTATAAGATGGTTGTTGTAATACCATTAGAATATAAATTTGTTGTTGTTAGACCACTGGTGTATAAGTTAGTTGTAGTAATACTATTTGAATATAAATTTGTTGTTGTTAGACCACTGGTGTATAAATTAGTTGTAGTAATACCATTCGAATATAATTGCGTTGTGCTTATACCATTCGAATATAAATTTGTTGTGCTAATACCATTCGAGTATAAATTTGTTGTTGTAATTCCATCTGATGTTATATTTGTTGAAGTTATACCATTTGCAATAATATAATTATCATAAATTATATTGGTGACACTTAAATTAGTGGCAGTTATACTATTTGAATATAAATTTTCGGTACTTATACCATTTGCATATAAATAATATGTAGTTATACTTGATCCATATAGATTTTGAGTAGTTATTCCATTTGGGGTATATAAATATGTGGCTGAAATTCCATTTGCATATATATTTGTTGATGTTATACCTGATGCATTTAAATTTGTAGTCGTTAAACTTGATGTGTATAAATTTGTTGTTGTAATACTAGATGAATATAAATTTTGTGTTGTTATTCCATTTGAATATAAGTTTGTAGTTGTTATTCCATTTGAATATAAGTTTGTTGTTGTAATACTTACACCATATATATTAGTAGCTGAAATACCATTTGAATATAAGTTTGTAGTTGTTATTCCATTTGAATTAATACTTGTTGAAGTTAAAGTAGTTGTATTAACATTACTAGCACTTAATAACGAACTAGATGTATTAGTAAATGAACCATTTCCTGAAACATTTAAATTTCCTAATAAGTTTGTTGTACTTTGAACTGTAAGAGTACTTTGAATATTTGCTGCTCCATTAATTAATAATGAATTACCTGAAATTTCACCTGATACATTTAATAATCCATTAACATTTGTAAGTGCTAAATTTGATGTGCCACTAACATTTATATTTTGAAAATTAGCAACACCTGTATAAGTTGGATTATTAAAATTAACTGGACCTGTTGCTCCTACTGCACCTGTTGCTCCTATTGCACCTGTTGCTCCTACCGCACCCGTTGCACCTACTGCACCCGTTGCACCTGTTGCACCTGTTGCACCTGTTGCTCCAGTAGAACCTGTTGCACCAGTAAATCCTGTCACACCAGCAGCCCCTGTTGCACCTGTAACACCTGTTGCTCCATTAATATTATTTAAAGTATCATATGTAATTTCACATGATAATGGATTATATAATAATATATTTATATTAGATCCTGTTGCTCCAGTGGAACCTGTTGCACCTGTTGCACCTGTTGCTCCAGTGGAACCTGTTGCACCTGTTGCTCCAGTAGAACCTGTTGCACCTGTTGCTCCATAAAAACTTAAGCTATTAAAATTTAAATTATCCAAACTTTTAGTTGTTGCTGGATTAATGGAAGAGATAAATAATCCAGAATTTGCAGGTTTCAAAATTTGATTAGAAGCATTCAATATAATACTATTTGGCTGACTCGCTGTAGAGCCAATAGTTCCTATAACTATAGAATCAACCATATTTATTGTTCCATCAGGAGTCATATGTAAATATTGCGTGCTACCAGGACTATTTAAATATATATTTCCAGTACCAAATATATTGTTAAACACAGATAATTGACCAAAACTATTTAAACCATTCGTATTAATAAAACCTGCCGCGCTCAAATTTCCTCCTAAAATAGTATTATTTAAGATTGATAAATTCTCATCTATTTCTACATTTTGTAAAAATTGAGTGTTATCTGCTATAACATAAGTAGTTGAACCAGTTATTGAAAGAGTATTTTGGTAATCATAATGAATCCCATTATTATAATTTGTCATATTACTCATATATATTAATTACAAAAAAAACTAAAAAAAAAAATAAAAAATGAAAAATAAATTTATTGTTTAATTAAAATCAATTACTAAAGAATATAATATTAAAAAATAATGATAGGATTTCATGTTTCTTTAAACAATAAAAGTTTTAAGGATGCGATTGAGATAAACCATAAATTATATAAAATAAATGCAGTACAAATTTTTATTAGAAACCCACGACAATCTAAAATTATTAAAATAAATGATAAAAAAGCTGATGACTGCAATAAATATATAACTGAAAATAATATTTTCTTAGTTTCGCATGCTTGTTATATAATTAATTCTTCAAGTAAAAAAAACTGGGATCATAATATTGAATCATCTCTAAATGAATTAATCTATTCTGAAAAAATAGGAGCATTAGGCTCTGTTTTTCATGTTGGAAAACATCTAAAATTACCTATAGAAGAAGGTGAAAATAATATGTTTGAATTTATTTCTATTATTATTAAAAAATTACAGAGCTCTGAAATAAATTGTAAAAGTATTTATATTCTAGAAACAAGTGCCGGACAAGGAACGGAATTATTATCAAATATTACAAATTTAGGAATTTTTTACAATAGATTTTCTGAAAAACAAAAAGAATCCTTAAGGATTTGCATAGATACATGTCATGTATTTTCAGCAGGTTATGATCTCCAATCAAAAGAGTATGCACAAGATTTCATTGATTTAGTACAACAATCGATTGATTGGAAATATGTTGCTTTATTACATCTAAATGATAGTGTAAAAGCTTGTAATTGTCGTGTAGATAGGCATCATAATTTAGGAGAAGGATTTATTAGTAAAGATGATGAAAATGGTCTTAAATTATTGACAAAACATTGTGCGTTAAATAAAATTCCTATAATCTTGGAAACGCCACATGACCATTTTAAGCGTGTTGCTGAATTAAAAAAAGTTAATGAGTGGATTACAATATAATTAAATATTCCCAAAAATAAGAATTAATCAATCTAAATAAAAAAATCTAAATAAAAAATCTAAATATATTTATCTAGATTTTTTATTTTTTTTGACATACTATATTAATGAGTATTATTAATAATAATGATATAATATTCAGTCCTTTAAATGTTTTAATTATAAAATCAAATAATGAATTATATAAAGAAAATGAAAAAATTCAAATTTCTATTTTAAAAAAATTTAATGAAGGCTCTTATGGAATTGTATTTATTATAAAAAATAATCATGTTTTAAAACTTTTTAAAAATTCAACTTTTGAAAACACTGTTTTTGAGGAAAGTAATGATTTAATCCCTGTTAGATATGAAAATAGAGAATTAATGTTTTATTTTAAATATATTAATGAGCAGAATAAATATAAAAATATAATAAACATTTATGCAATTGGAATTACTAAAAATAGAATAGATAATGAAAAACTAGTTTTTTACAAAAATAGCTATTTTATTATTTTACCTTTTTGTACTCCTTTTTATCAAATAATAAATACATATAATTATCCCTTAATTGATAATATGAATGGTGTAAAATTTTCACTAAATATAATGAAAAAATTATTAGATATTTCTCTATATTTGGAAAATAAATATAATTTTATTAATTTAGATTTTAAAATTCAAAATATAATGTTTTATGAAAAAAATTTAGTTGCACTTGATTTTAGTATTATAAAAACAAATAATAATAAAAAAAAATATAATTTAAAAAAAATAAGTAATTATTATTTATGGCCATATGAGAATAATATAATATTAGATATATTACCTTCTTATTCAATATCAATAAATGGGTTGGAATTATTATTTGGCAATGATAGTATTAAAAAAGAAAAAATTACCCTTGATAGACTAAATTATTATTTAAATATTTTAAAAAAAAAAGATACTTTATTATATGATATTTTTTTTAATGGATTAATATTAAAAATAACTACTGAAAACTTCATAAAACTTATTAAAAACTTTTTTTCAAATCATATTTGAAATTTTGAATCTCTTCAAAATTCATATGATCATGTAGTGACGGAGTTCCACTTCTAACACGCGATGGTGTTCCTTTTATTAATGATAAATTATTAATAGCGAATGTTTCTCGTGGAATAAATACTGTAATACCTTTTTTTAATTCATCTCCATTAGAAGATTTATAATAAAATAAATTGATTATTGGTTTTGATATATTATTGGTTTTATCATAGATAGGTATAATTCCTTCATTTTTTAAATAGGGCATAATAATACTAGATAAATAATTATTTTCATCATCATATTCTAATCCTATTTTATAATAAGATTTGTCGTATAATACTGTATATCTACTGTATTTGCAAACTAATTCACCAATTTTTTCAGAAATTGCTATTAATAATTTAGACATAATATTTTCCATATATTTATAAGCAGTATTTTGATCTAAATAACCCATATATACAAAATTGGTACAAAAAGGATAATTTGAATGATACTCTTTTAATTGATATTGCTTAACAATTTTTTTCTTTACAATTTTTAAAATTTTAGTTTGATGCTGATCTCTTAAAATATTGCCTATAAAAAAATGAGCTTTATCTTTATTTACTAAGTTTCTATTTATATTTATATAGCTTTTATAACCTGTACTATTTTCTATTTCTTCGTCATTGTTATTATTTTTACTACCATATTGAGATGGAATTGCATATTGACTATTATATGTTGAAGATGAAGGTATAGTTGGTTTGGTATAAGAAGATAAATATGGAGATTGTGTTGAAGTTTCATTATTATTCCCATAGTTATAAGTTGATGTTGAACTTGGAGTTAAACTAGTACTTGATGATGGCTGGCTATAGGAAGTTAAATATGGATTTTTATTTTTATTATTATTTTTTTCAGATTGCAATTTATTAATATAGCTATTAACCATTTCTAATATTAAAACTTATTTTTTTTTTAATTAATCAAAATTAATTATATTTTCAATTTTTTCTATTTCACATATATTATTATTTTTTTTTAAAATATATAATAAATATTTTTTACCATTATCATATTTTTCTTTAGTTTTTATTGAATAATTATAAGGTCTAATCAATTGTCTTATTATTGTAACTATTTTTTTTTCATTTAAATTTTCTAAATATTTCTCATGCTTACATTTCAAATAAATTTTTTTTAAATCTGGTATAATCTCAATAAATTTCTCTTTTATATTTATATTAATTAGATATTTTTTCGAAAACTCAAAGTAAATTATTTTAGGTAATTCAGACTCAATATTCATTAATATTTTTAATATAATTTTAACAAAATTGAATGAAGGAATAATTTGAAATAATTGGTTTTTAGCTTTATAAATTAAATTATTAAATATTTCAAAATTAAATAAATCTTTATCTATTTCTACAAAAATTTTATTTTTATTTTTATTTTTTTCTTTATTTTTATTATATTCCATAATACTAAAATTAATGAATATTTAAATTAATTTTAATAAAATTTAAAATAAACTTTATTATATATGAATTAACAAGCTCTAGAACATATATTAAGGAGATGTATAATATTATTAAATAGAAAAAACAAAACAAGAATATTATTATTGGATAGAATGGCTTAAAAATGAACTTAAAAAAATATAATAAATTAGATGAAAAAACTAAAAAAAATTATTATTAGTAATAAATATTTAGAAAAGGATATTGATATAAATCTATAAAGTTAAATATTCTCTTTTGGAATTGCCATGGTTCGTGGCATAGGAATATACCCGTTTGTATTAATCTCCTTTTTATCCTTCCTTGTATTTTCTATTTTAAAGTCGGTATAATTACCTAAATTGCCTCCTTGAAATTTCATGAATTCATTTTTTTCAATATTTCGAATTTTATCAAAATTATCTCTTCTTGTATTTACAGTATTACTTGTTAGGAAATTATTAGTATCTAAATTTTTAAAATCATTATTAACCGTATCATTAAAATTATAATAATTATTTTGGAAGGCATTTTGTACAGGTTTTCGAGCACTTTCTTGATGATTTCTTGTTGAGATAGATCCCCGCTCTAAATCATTATTAAAAATCATAGTTGCGTAGCTATCTAACATGTAGTTGTCATGGCTACAATTAAGAGGTTCAGGAGTATTTGATAAAATAGGCTTTAAAAAATCTTGATTATATGTTTTAGGTTGTTTTGTATTTTCTGGATAAGGGTATGGATACATATGTTTATATATACATATAAAATTAAAAATTTATACATATATCTATATAATTAAAAATTTACACATAGATAAATTTTTTACTTAAATATAAATTTTATTTATAAATATATATATATTTATAAATAAAATGTTAAATGATAAATTTAATTATAAGTTAAATGGAATTGAGCATGAAGTTATTTTAAATAGTAATTTAAAAATTGATCAAAAACCAATTAATGAAAAAATATTAGTTTCCAATAAATATATGATGAAATATATAAATGACCTATTAGATTATAATTCTATTGAATACTGCTTATTAGGTGGCTCTTTACTAGGAGTCTATATTTTTAATGGAATAAATATTTTTAATCCATTATTAGAAATTGGAATTACTGATAATAATTTTTTTAAAATAAAAAAAATAGAAGATGAAATTAAAACTGATGATTTTACTATAATTTTTAAAGATAAATTTATTAAAATATCTACAATATTTTTTGATAAAATTATAACTACTGTTTATATATATTTATTAGAATCAGATAGTAGTAACGATTTAATACAATATAATACTTTTAATAATAAATTAATAAATCATGAATTCTATGATATATTCCCAATTAAAAAAAATAAATTTGAAGAATTTGAAATATCTGTCCCAAATAAAATTGAAAAAGTATTAGAATCTTTTGATTATAATCTTAATTATATTATTTTTAGTAAAAAGAAAAATAATGAAAAGAAAATTATTGAAGAAATAGAGAAAAATGAGAATTTATATGATAAATTAATTAAAAATAATTTTAATAAATTTATTTCTGTTATAAAACCATTTTTATTTAGTGATGATTAAACTATTTTTTTATTTTAATTTTTAATTTTTTTGTAATTAAACTATTTTATACTATTTATTTTTTTCTAAATTTATTTTATTAGATTTCTCTTGATTATCCGCAATTTTATTATTATTCTCTTTTGATATTATTAATTTTAAAAAATTAGATGGAAATTCATTTATTTTAAATAAATATTTATTTTTATATTCAATTAAATTATAAAAATTTTCATCATACATTATTGATTTATATAATATTAAATAGTATTTATCATTATTATTATTATTTAAATTTTGGAATTGCGCTTCACTTTTATTTTTATCAAATTCTTTGAATCTATAAATTTTGAATCCAATAGAATTACTTTTAATTCTTTTATCTAAAATAATAATATTTATTTTAAAAATTTTTGCAATAAATTTTAAATCTAATTCACATCCAAAATAACTATTATCTAAAATTTTATTAAATAAAGTTTGAATACTATTTATATTTTTTTCATTTTTAAAACAAGTCTTATTATATAAATTTAATATTTTATTGCTATCCATTTTTTTTAAATAATTAATTATTTTATATTTAATTTCCGATACTAATATTTGTTTATTGTTATATACTTTAAATTCTTTAGTATTCAATGCGTAACTAACAATTGAAAATATATTTGATGAAATAATATTATCAATACTAATTTTTACTTTAAATAAATCTCCCAATTTTTTTTGCCAAAAAATTGATAAATCTTCTAATTTATAATCTTCAATTTGTTTTATATTTGATTTTAAATAATCCTGACTACTAAATGAATAATAAGTTGTTGTTGTTTCCTCATATAATTTTCTATTATCAATTACTAATCCTTTTGTGTCTAAAAATATTTTATCTATTTTCTGTTTTATTTCACTAAGATTTAATGTATGAATTATAATATATTTATTCGGATTCTCTTCAATTTGTTCCTTGTTTATAATTGTTGGAATTCTATCTTCTAATATTTCATTTCGTTTTAAAATAAATCTTAATAATTCTTCTACTAAAATAGATAAATAATAATAATAGTTATCAAAATTTTTATGAATATTTATCAAATTTTTTCGACTTACATATAATCGACAAGAATTTCCTTTTTTAATACAATGTGGATCATCATCGCATGATAAATTTAGATTATTAGTATTTTTATTTTTATTAATATTTCTTTTCCAACAAGGAATTCTTTTATTCGGTGTTTTGTAATTATAAAAATCCTTTTTAGATGATTCAATGGAAATTAAATTTTTAAATATTTTTTCTAATATACCATACATAAGTTCCCTTTTTTTTTCAATATTATAAGATTTTGAAATTATTTCTCCATTTATTAATGAATTGATTTCTTCTAAATAATTTTTATTTTCTTTCAATATTAAAAATTTAGATAATTCAAACTTCATTCTAATATATGTTTCATCTTCAAAATTCTTTTTATTTATTATTTCTATTCTTTGATCAATTAATTCTACTTTATCAAATATAGATAAATCTACATCGCTATAATAATTTAAATTGCTCACTTTTAATTTTTTTGATAAACTATTGTCAGTAGATTTTTTCAATGGTATAAATCTATTATTTTCATTGACAATTGCAATAATATATTTGGATTCTTTTAAATCATAAATTTTATGAGAAACACTATTCTTAATTTTCGTATTTTTACATAATTCATTATTTAATTTCAAGTAATAGCTTAATGGCACTTGTTCAATTTCATCTAATTCATAAATAATTTTATATTTAATATCCTTATTTATAATAATTGGACTTGGTTTTATTGGAATATAAAGATTATTAATTAATTTGATACCAAAAACTTTATTATATGAATCTACATATTGTAAATTGGGAATAAATCCATTATTCAATTTTTTATTTTTTATACTAGATAGAAGTTCATTTAATAAATCTTGTAAATCTAATCCCAAACTTATTGTAATATTATCAATTTGAATATCATATTTTTTTATATTATCATTTAAAACTCTAATCCAATCAATTTTAAAATTGGATTTACATCCTTCATTTGCAATGATAAATAATTCACGAATTTCTGGTCTATCTGAATTAAAGATACAATTTTTTGTAGATGTTTTACCTATTCCTTCGATAAAATAAATGGGCTCATAATATTCTTTATATTTAACTAAAATTATACTTTTTTTATTTTTGTCATAATAATAATCAATATTTTGTCCAAAAGGGCACAATAATTTATTGTTTTCGAAAATAAATATATTTATTCCATTTTCGTATAAAATATTGGGTCTTTGTAAATAATCCCATAAATATTTATGATCGATGTTAATCTTTTTATTAAATAAAAAATTTTTATAATTCTGTAAAGGTGATAAATTCATTTTTGGATTATGAAAAATATTTATTAAATTACCAGAATGTAATGTTAAAAATAAGTCATTATTCAATTTATCATTTAATAATTTTTTAAGTTTCTCAGTGTCAAAATTTAATTTATTTGAATAATTAGTCTCTTTGATACAAATAAAAATATCACAAATAGCTGATAAAAATGAATTATTATACTCTTGCTTTATGCCTTTTCTTGCATATCCGGAATTATTTTCCAAATATCCAGTATCTAAATTGGTATTAAGAATACGGGCTATTTCGAGATTTAATTTTGCAAATCTATCTTTATCAATAGGAATTCCTTTTCCAAGTATATATATTTGATCACTTTTCAAACCCTTATTTTCAACATCTTGTCCTAAACATTTTTGATGTCTTTTTGATAAACTTCTTTTGGGATCAGAATAATCTAGTATAAAACAACAAGGTGGGCATAAATTAGTTGGATGCTTTCCTGGATCTAAAAAACTGGGGTATATATATGCTTTTGTCTCTTTATGGACTCTTATAAATACTTGATGATCGCCAAATGGACATTTTGCAGTCACGCACACGCCACCTTCATCTTTCGTCTTTCTTTTTTGCACCGTTTTCTGGTCTATCATATTTTCAGAAATAGGAATTTCACAATATGGGCACCATACTTTAGGGCATATATACCATCTTTGAAATAATTGTGGATCTGAACTATATTTTAGAGCATATGTATATGATTGTCTATCAATTTTAGGATTTGATGTTGGATCATATGGTAATACAATGGGTTGTTGTTGGGACTGGCAGCCTCTTGAATAGGCCCCTTGTTTCTTATTTTTTTTATCAGGACGGTATCTAAAAAGATTGAGATCAAAACGCTGCAATCTTCGAATAAAATAATTAGAATCATTGCAAAAATCGGCACATGTATCTAATTCAACAATTTCATCTCCATCTTTACAATCCAATTTTGTTTGAGGGTCCATTTTATTTTCAGGAGTCATACCTGGATATTTTTTTACAACTATATTTTGCGATTCTTCTTCTAAATCTTCATCAACATAAATTTTATTTATATTACTAATCTCTTCATTTGATAATAAATCAATATTAAAATTATAACCATCTCCTTGATAGTCATCTAAATCTAATTTTGCATTCTTATCAACTTCATAATTATATAATAATTGTTGTTGATCAGACCCACTCTTAAAAATTGCATAGTTATCTTTAAAATATTTTTTAAATTCTTTATTTTGTAAATAATCATCATAATTAAGAAATAATGTTAAAAATGTTGAAAAAAAATTATATATTATGGGAATTTGATATAATTTAGTAATGCCATTTATTTTAATATTATCATTCGTAATAATTATTTTTATACCATCTTTAAATTGCGGGTCCGTTTTGAGGGTTTTAGAAGATTGATATTTGCGCTTCCATTCAATAATATATTTTTTCAATTCATCGCGGCTTTTTTTGAATTTATTTTCTAAAATAAATAAAATTTTTGAATCACTTACAACCGGAGTTGCATATTTTAATATATCAATCTCTTTTAAAATTTCATTCATATTGGCAAAATTGCTTATTCTTTTGAATTTTAATTTTAAGCTAGTATCAATTTTGGATAATTGATTTTCGCTTCCTCCGCCCCCACTTCCTCCATTATTGAAAACTTCTTTTGGATATTGTTCTAAAAAAGAGGGAAAATTCAGCGAAAAATCTAATAATTTTTTAAAATTCAGTGCTTTATTTAATTTTAATGGCATACTTATATTCATAAAGAGCATTTTCGTATTATTTCCGAAAATTAATTTGCCATTTTTATATTCCATCAATGGCGCATTTATTTTTATTTTTTTGTCAATTTTTCTTATATTATTTAATTCTGAAATAAATTTTTTGCTATTTTCAACTGTACTACTTATTTCTTCAAACCCGGCATTCATTTCATTACTAAATCCGACACTAATTGCTAATTCCATGTTTTTTTTAAAACTAATTGTGCTAAATACATTCTTATCAGCAATTTTTTTTAGAAATCTTTTTATTTCTATTCCATTCATTGCCTTTGAATCTTCTTTATTTAGTCTTAACCATGTTATTAAATTTTCTTTTAATAATAAATTATTGTCCAATGCATTTTTAGAAATAAGTAAAAAAGGGGCTTTTAAAATACTTTCTGAATATCTCAAATACGGAGTATTGTAACCTATTAAATTTTCACGAATATAATCAAAAATTTGATAAAGATCATTTTGATTGATTGATTCTATATATTCATCATTAATGTTATTATTATCATCATTTTTTTTAGTATTATTTTTTGCATCATTCATAACATTAATAATTATTGTATTTACACAAAATCCATAAATCTCTTTATCTTTTGGTGTTGATTCAATTAAGTTAAAAATATAAGATTCCTTTGAAAAAAATTCTTTTAAAATAATATAATTATTTTTAATGTCTTCAACATTATAATCTAAATTTACATATGGCCAATAAGTTTTAAAAAAATCCTTAATACCACTATTCTTTACATTCTCTTTTTTATCTTTTAAATATTTCTCTTGTTTCTTAGCATCAATAAAATAAATAGTATTATTAACAACATCTAAAATATTAAACAAATCAATTATTAACATATTATTTTCACTAGTGTTTATCTTGTAATTATTATCTGAAACTACATTAATATTTTTTGTTATTTTTTTTGATGATGAATTATTATTTATATTTATTTGAATTTCATTATATTCATTATTGATTTGAATCTTTTTACTTTCATTATTGATTTTTACCTTTTTCTCTTTAAAAATTGATGGTAATAAATCATACTTTTCATTGGTCATAACATTTTCATAATAATATCCAATAATTTCCTCTTTACCATATGATTTCTCAACCCATAATTGCTGATTTTCAGGTAATATAAATTCTTTTTCTTCATAATCACTTATAAAAACAAATATTTTTTTACGAATATTGCTTATAGAATCATCTATTTGAATTTTATTTTTAATAAATCTTATTTTATAAATTTTTTTTTGACTGGCAATTTTAGCCCATTTATTTATATATTTTTGAAATTTATTTCGTAAAATTTTAGCATCTGTACCAGTTATACTTTGTAAATTTTCTATTTTTTTTAATAATTCATATATGTTATCTTCTATTTCTCCAATAAAAACATAATGAGTGCGCTCTTTATTATTAGGATTTGGAGAAACTTTTTCTATAGAATATATAATGTCATCATATTCATTTTTTAAATTAATTGACATAACTATAATAATGTAATAAAATAATTTATTAAAAATAATTAACAAATTATTTTTAATTAACATTTTGTTTTTTAAATAATATATATTTATTATATATGTATTTATTTACAATCTATGTTGATAATGAATATACTGCAAAAAAAATGGAACAAGCTTCTCGTAAATTAGGCTATTTAATGATGTGGCAGTGGGTTAAAAAGGGGAAAAAACTCGTTATTGCTTGTGATTATCATTCTAAGAGTTAGTCTCTTTAACTATTTATTATAGTTGCACTTATTATATTAGGATAAGCATTAATAAATGGTATTCTATAACCATAATATGTTATTTTATATGTTTTATTAATTTCTAATTGCTGATATAATTCTGCAGAATTGAAAAATAAGTAATAAATTGAATTTTTAACTTGATAAACATTATTATCTTTATCTGTTATTAAATTTAATCCATATCTTGATTGTCCGAAATAGGTTGAATTTTTGACAGTAATTATTTTATTTTTTTTTGTTGCATATACATAAATAATATTTATAATAAATAAAATTAATATTATAAAAAATAATATTTTATATATAAAATTAGGGTCATTAAAAAAATTATTTTTTTTCATTTATATAATAATATTATATAAAAAAATTTATTCCATATATTAAATAAATTTTATAGTTTTTTTATTTAATTATT